GTTTCTCATAATTAGCTTCTAATTGATGAACATCCCGCATGTTATGATCCAATATATATTCCATTGCTTCTTTATTACCTTGAAGAGCTGGTATCCAATGCTTCTGATCTATACGTGTTTTTATGTCCTCACCTGTTATAGCCTCAGCAATCACACCTTGTCTATTACTGGATAAGCATAGTTTCTTTCTAGCTATATCCCAAGTATCTGTATGATACATTTCTCCAAATTGAGGAAAATCTAAATTAAGTATTAATGCTCTTGTCCTCAAAAAAGGTATATCAAATCTTTTTGAATAGTGTCCTATTACTCTATCAAAATTCTCTGTTAAATCTTTAATACAATTTTTAACTATACGAGCATCTAAATGAGTTTCAGCATCTTTCTTTGTTAAAAAATCTGAATAAATTTTCTTTTCTCCACGTACTTTAATGCAATACGAAAGCATTATAGCAAAATTTGCTTTAAGTCCAGAACATTCTATATCTAGAAATCCAACTCTTTCATCACTGTGCATTTCTTCATTCATGTAACATGCATAATGTTCTAAAAAAGTATGCCCATGTTTACATTTGTTTGTACCTAACCAAACTAATTGATCTTTACTTAAACTTCTTACTGGTGCTTTCAAAATATTCTCTCCTATCCTGATGTATTATCACTCCATTGAACGATATATGGTTTAGTTCCTGTTGTATAAGTATCCCAATCATCGAATTTTTTAATATGCTCTCGCTTATATGGTAATTTTCCTAACGCATCTAATTCTTCTCCTTTTATATTTTCTAATACCAATTTTCCAGTTATTTTAATTTTAAAATACTTTCTTTTTCTAATTAAAGTTATTTCAAGGTCTCCATCACCCAAATCCTTTATTGACATAATTTTGAGATCTCTAAATCTCATCAATCTTTTTAATTTATCAGCTATTTCCTCATCTTCAGTTTTACCAATATATTGTGGATTACTAGTAACATAATATGATGAAGAATAAACGTTTCCTGATGTAATTGGACCAGTATTAGTTGAAGCAGTAATTGTATTAGTATTTGGTAATATTGTACAAGTATTTGGTAATGAAGTTATCATACTTTTCCCTCCATATTTATTTCAGTATTACAATTTGGGCATTTAAATAAAAAACCACCAATTCTTTTCCATAAACTAATATGGGCTCTTTCTTTACAATGTGGACAAGTAATATACATCATTATAACCTATTTATGAATTATTGGCTTAGAAGCATTAAAATAAGCGCTTCTATAAGCTAAGCATAAATTTCTCATATATTTTTCTGGATCTCTTTTTGGATTAATTGTAACATCTCCTATATGAATATCATTATTAATAATTTTTTTAAGCCATTCTTCTTCAACATGTTTCCATGAAAAATCTTTACCATCCCATATTAAAGTTCCAATATCATCATTATTCTCATTGTAAAAATCAACTGTTATTTTCATAATATACTCCATTAATGTAGCATTATTTTATGCTCTATAAAATATTCAAGTCTTTTTTTAGTTCTTCTAGCCTCTTCTTCACCTAAATATTCTGTAACACATTTCAAAATATCTTCTTTTTTATTTTTTAATAAATTTATATATTTATCTGGAACAGATATACTCCCATTTTGCATAGATCTTGCAAAAGTTGACCAAGTACCATCTTTATTACCAAAAGCTAAACCATTATCTATAGCCCATATTTTCTTTTTATCTGGATCATACATCCAATTTGAATTATGTCTATCCCAATTTCCTAAAAAAGAATCAAATACTCCAAATTTTATTCCTTCTTCTGATTTAATTATATCATTAACATTATAAGCTTCTCCAACTTTTCCAGGAACCCAATCTTGAACAGAACCAATTCTTCCTTTATCTATTTTAAAACTTGTGGGAGGAACAAGACCAAAACCCAATATTTTATCTACTTCATAAGCACATATTTCTCTAAGAAAATAAGTACCAACTTCACAACCCCAGTCTCCACGTAATAAATGTTCATTTTCTTGTGGTTTAAAACAAGAAAACTTACCATCTTCATGAGTTAATTTTTCTGGTTTAGTTGAACCATTACCTTGAATTTTTCTATCAGTAACTTTAACATGTGAAAGATAAGCGCATACTTTATCTTTTTTAATTAAAGTATCCAGTTTTGCTCTAACTGTTTGACTTAAAGCTGTTACCTCTAAAGTAAAATCTGAATAATCTTTTTTTGCTTCTCTTTTAACGCCCTTTTTATGTTTAATAACACGTTTAACCAACTCTCTCTTAAGTCTAAGTCTTTTCTTTTGTTTTTTAAGATCTTTTGCCTCTGCCTTACCTAAATTACCTTCAACTAAAATTTTATTTACATCTATTATTTTTTGTTTAAATTGATCTTTTATAACTTTTAAAGCGGCTTTATCCATACCTTGAAAGTAAACTTCCCAATCTTTAACTTTTTGAGTACCTACAAGTTTAGCTCCTTTAGCTTTAACTCGTTCAGTTTTACCTGGTCTTACCCAAACAATTCTATGACGAACAAACATTCCACCACCAGTAGAATGAACATTCTCTGTTATTCTCTTGGGTACTAATCCAGCATGAGATCTAGGCATTTTTTGCTTTACCTGCTCTTATATAAGTACCATTATAAGCTTGATATAAATTTTGCATAAATTTCTCAGGATCTGTTTTAGCTTCAATTAATTCTTCATCTACAAATATAGGTTCATCTAAAAGTTCTTTTATTCCATCATAAGCTACATTTGCCCAAGTAAATTTACTTCCATCATATACTAAAGTTCCAAGTTTAGTATCATCTTTATTATCATCTAATCCATAAAAATTTACAAATATTTTCATAAGTTTCTCCTTACCGTAAGGTTTTTTCCTCAACCCAACCACTAGCCATTTTTCCAGTTTTTATCATAAAATCCATTCTTTTTGCTGTACTAATAGCTTCAGTATCTCCAAAATAGGCTTTAACATACTTTAAAATCTTTTTTCTTTTATTAGAGATTAAATCTCTCTCAGATTCTGAAAGCCCACCCTCAAAGTTTTTTATGAATTTAGAATTTATAAAATATCTTTTACTAACTGGAAATGAGTTACCATTATCTATTGCCCATACTTTATCTGTTCTTTGGTCATACATCCAATTACCATCATGTCTATCTCTATTACCAGTTATAAAATCATAAATAGCCATTTCTCTACCAGACTTAGAGGTATAAATATTCTTTCTTTCAGCCATTGGAATTTTTATACCTTCAATTCCAGGAACAAATTGTTGTACAGTACCAAATTCACCATCAACAACTTTTGATATTGTTGGAGGAACAAAATTAAATTTCAATGCTCTAGAAACCTCATATGAACATATTTCAGTTAAAACATTTTTCTTTGAGGGTAAAAACTTACCCGTCTTTAAATTACCAACACCTTTAAAAATACCGGCAATTCCATTAAATCTAATCTTTTTTGGATGATGAGCTCCTTTAAGAATTTTAACAACAGTAGCTTTTTTATCAACCAAATATTTTATATCCGGAACTTTTTTAGCTAATTTATTAATTCTTTTTTCTGCTGATGGTATAATAAAAGATGGAAAAGTAGTAATTTTTGGTACAGCACTAGTCCATGGTTTTGCTGGTTTTCTAGGCTTATTTACTGGATCAGATATTATAGGAGCTTTTGGATCTTTGGGAACAATTTTAATTCTACCTTTATCTGCACCACGCTTAATTTTTACTCTATAATGATCTGTGTCCCATATTTTACCTGGATTATTTAGATTTTCTCTTGCTTTTGGTACCCATCCAATTACCTCACCTTCTTGTCCATTTACTTGTATTTTATCACCAATACGCATATGCCTAGGTTTTTCTTCAGGAAGTAATGGAGGATTAGTAACTTCTTGGTAATCTTCTCCAACATTTTTAGGTAAATATTTATGTTTTCCTTTCCATTCACCATTAAGAAACCTAACTAAATATTTATCTGGTAATTCTTTAAGAACTACAAATTCACCAAACTTAACCTTCATTTTATGCCCTTCTTGTAAGTCACGAACCATTATAGTCCTATGTCTTGGAAAAGTTTTACCTCCCCTATGAACTGTTTCTGTAATATGTTTTGGAACAAGATTCTGTACAAAAGAATCAATTCTTTTAACTAATAAAGAATTACCCAATTGGCTCTCCTTCATCTATCTTCTGCTTATCTGGATCTTGAAAAGCTCCAGTTTCCAATCTATGCCCAGGTAAATTTTGAGCTTGTTCTAATCCTTGTTCTACAGCAGGACCTATTTGAGCTTGACCTTGTTGTTGTTGCATCATAGCCATTTGATCTTTTTGTGTTAAAGCCTTTCCACCAAAAGTAAAATCAAGTTCAGAAATAGTCTTCATTCCTGGCTTTAACTTTACATCAAATCCCATTTGAAGCATAGTAGCTGCAATGGTTATCTTTTGTTGAGCTTGTTGAAGAATAACAGATTCAACCTTTTCTTCAGGAGTTTGTAGTATAATCTTCCAATCAGTAATACCAAAAGCTTCTAATAATCTTGGAAAGATTTTTTCATTATAGCGCTTTTGATCTGCTTCAATAACATTACTAAACATTTTTAATTCTTGTGTTTGCCCAGATAAACCACCAACACCTTCCATAACATTCATATAAATCTGAGGTACACCATATATTGCAGCAACTCTATCACGTATCTCATTACGAACAGGTAAATAATCCATTTCTTGTAATGTATGGAATAACTTCACAAAATCTGTTCTACCTCTTTGTGTCTTAGAAGATACTGCTACCCAAGGTAAGTATGTAGGATCTTCCATCATCTTTGATTCTATTCTAGCACGTTCTTGTTCAAGAGATTGTGGATCATCTGTATAAGTAAGAATCATTCCAGCAGGAGCTTTGCGCTCAAAGAAATATCTATATAAGAACCTATCCATTCCTGTAAGAGTGAGTACCTTCTGCATTATAGTCAAAAGAGGTGAATAGCCATAAGTTTCAGAAGGATTGAATTTAGAACAATGTATAACCTCATCTCTTGAAAGATATATTCTCTTTCCACGATGATTCCAAATAAACATTACTGGCACTGTTTCTGTTCTACATTCTTCACAAGGTAATTGTTTAGGTAAAATCTTTTCTCTATGTATTGGGCAAAACCAATGTGAATGTTCAGGTAAACCACTTTTATCTAAATCAAATTCAACTACTGCAGGATGCAACCTCCGGATTTCTATTACTCTGCTATACATTTTATTGTTCATAATACCATATTGTTTATTTAAAAAAATGTACATATCATCAACAATATTAATATCATCTTCAACAGTAGCTAAAATTTCATCTAAGGATTGCCCAAACATATTACAATTTCTTTTAAAATCATCAAAATATTTATGCTGTTCAGGATCTGGCTTCTTTAAGTCTTGAGAATTACATACAGTACAAGTATCAACAACCTCAGAAAATTCAGTTTTACATTGTTCACATTGTACAGCAAACTTAGGTACCCATTCATCTACGCCTTTTCTAAATAATTCACCTTTTAAATGGAGTAATGGGGTTCTAATTTCAGCTACATCAAAAGCTAAAAGATATAAATCTTGAATAAACATACGCCTATAACTATAGGCCGTTCTAAGCCAATCAAAATATAACTGTTCAATACCATAATGGCTTACTTCTGAAAGTTTATTAGATCCACTATATGAAGATTTAACAAAATCAGTAAAACCCGCTTCTTTAACTTGTTGTAAAAAAGTATTGGCTTTAACTAAAGCTGTATTTTGATTAGCAATATCTGGAAGGAAATCATTTAATTGCATTCTTTACCTCTTTTGAAACTTCTTTACTCTACCCCTCAAATTTCCAGCAATTTTATCTAAGGCATCTGCTATATCTGAATTGCTCATAAGTACACTATTAATTATAACATTTCGGGAGGTTTCTTTTATAATTTCTTGAGGTCCAAACTTATTTATTTTCTTCAATTCTCCAATTAAAGCATTAACCTCTCCACCAGATACAATTTTTATAGCAGGATGATTATCTGGAACATCTAAAGTAAGATCTGCTATATTTTGTATTTGTTCATGCCAAGTATCGAGTATTAACCATCTATCGCTAATACGATCATAACGTGCTCTATATCTCTCCGGTATTAACTCTTTATAATTCATTTAGGTGCCTCCTTTCCAAAAATAGTAAAACAATAATTACATCTAATACTGCCATCTTCAAGAATTTCTAATGACCTCTTAGTACATACTTTACATCTATGGTCATCCATCATTTTTGGAATATTATCTTTAGGACTTAGAGTATCATTCCAACTACCAAGAAGAGTAGTACCTCTCTTTCTATCTGGAGCAAAATAATCTTGATATGCCCCAATTGCTAAAGCAACACTCCAGAACGAATTTCCTGTCCAAACAGGTTTTCCTTTTCTCCTAATATACATAATATGATTAGGTACAGTTACACAATAAATTTTACCCTCATAATCTACCCAAGAATCTGATTTTATATGCTTATGTACACACGGGGTATTTTTATTCCTAATAAATTGAACTTTATATACTCTATGCCGCCCAACACCAAATAAACCTCTTCTACCAATATTTGAATCATCAATATAAATATTAGCACTCCAACCAACCTTTAAAGCTATCTCTTGAAGTTGATCAGCCAATACTTTAGAAATTGTACTACTACCAATAGAAGTTCCATTTTTAACCCATTCAGGACTAGACCCATCACCAAGAATATAAGCATCTAACATTATTTTTAATTGACGGCTAGAAAGATTTAAAAATTCTTTTGGAAAAACCTTATTTATAGACCTAGTTCCAAGATTTTGCTTAGCCCAAGCTCCAAAAGTTCTTGAGCAAAAATTTATACCACCATCATATTCACCCATTCTTTTATCACCACCATGGGTAACTTTTCCAAAAGCTAAATCTTTTAAATCTTCAAACATTCTATTTGATTTCCAACCACTTTTCTGACAAATATGAATGTCTTTATCATGTTGCATACAACCTTCAGAAACATAATAACCAACAAGTTTTAAAAATTGATCCATTGGAATCTTAAAAAATCTTCTACCAGCAGCACTAGTAATTTCAAAAAACTCTTGTTCTACACCATTCCATAAACCGTCTTTTTTATATTCCACCTGTTTACCCTCAATTGCACCAGGATTAATTAAATTAAATTCTTTATGCAAACCATCTCTAATGTACATTTTATGATTTGGAGTAACTAATTGATTTATTTGGGTAGTATCAATATAATACATACTACCCGTGTAATTTTCAATTATAATATTTGAAGGTTTAGCATACTCAATTTCAAAAGTAATTGGATTTAAAGTACAAATTAAATCCTCATAATTTACCTCTTTAAAAAATTTCCAACCAGTTTCGGTTAAAACCTCTGTTTCTTCATCAACACAATCGGCATGGCCACTAGCCGTATTTGGCGCTTTAAGAGAATTTGACATACAAGTAATCTGCGATATAAACCTATCATCATCTATTAATTTGAGCTGCTGTCTTTCAACATACCTAGCAAAATCTGAAGCATAAGAAGTCTGATTTCTTTGTCCGCGTCCAGTAAATTTAATAAGAGTACATTCTCTAGGAAGATTGCGTTCTTCCATCTCTCCTCTAGTTGCATCAATATAAAATTTATCAATACCAATATTCTGTATTGCTTCAGTTACTCTTCTAGCCTGCTCTACATACTCAATTTGATCCCAAAATTCTTGACAAATACAGGTTAAAATACCATTTCCATCATCTTCAAATACTACTAAATGTGAGGGATTCTTACGTTTTCCTATATCTAATCCAGCTACTATATTTTTATCCTCTTTATTATATGCACGATATATAGAATGACTCTTTAAATTTTTATCTATCATTGGTTCTAATTCTTCTCTAGTTATAAAAGCTTCCATAGCAAGTACTGGCATCAAAAGAAACTCTGTAGAAAAAGCTTTCCAACCAATAATTTGTTTCTGTCTTTCTAATATTTCTTTACTAAACCTAGCTGGCCATAAAATCTCCCTTTCAGGTTCATCAACAGGATCAGGATGAACTGCTGGTAACCATAAAGAAGGTATATTTGGATTATCTTTAAGTTTAAATAGTAAGTCACTAAAATCCATAACAGTACCAAAGATAATCATAGGACATCCAATATTAGGAATCTGCGCAACTTCTTGATTAAACATTTTTTCAGCTTTTTCAAGTTCACCTAGATTTAAAGGATTTTCAACTGTACCAAGAATGTCATCTACAATAGTTACTACATCCGTATGTAAACCTCTCTTCATACCAAATATGCCTGAAGAAAATATACGAACTCTTTTAGAACCCACTCGGTAATATATACCACTCTCACTTCTATCACGCATATCTTGGAATAGTGGACTTAATCTTGGATTTGTTCTTATTATCTCTTTTAAGTTACTTAAATGGAAGGTGGCCAGCTCTTCTTTATATGAAATATATAACCCATCTCCACTAGACTTTAACATCCTATATATAGAAAAAGCATACCCAAGTAGAGTAGACTTTAAGTGGTATCTTGGCAAAACAACAAGACCTATTTTACTATCTGTTTTACACACATCATCTACAAAATTACATACTTTATGTATATGCCAAGTATCAAAAGAGTACTGCGGGTATGATAAAGCAAAAGTCTTTTGAACAAAAGCATCAAAAGAAGACAAATCTATAGTATCACTTTCTTTATCTTCCAATATATCAGATAGCGCTCCAAAAGATTTATTGTATTCTATTGCATTATCACTCATCAGCTGATCTATTCCTTAGGGCCAATTCCTGTCTCTTATCCATAAGTATTCTTAATTTTAAAGCCACTCGCATAAGTAAATCTTTATCTTGAATCTCTTCTTTAAGTATTTGAGCTATATCCTGAATAAATTTAATATGAATGGCTTCTGTTTTAAGTTTACGCTCCAAATCAATAGCATCCATATATGCCGAACTAGCTTCAGAATACTTTTGTGGAGTTAACTCACCTGCTATAATAGGATCTATAGCTCCCTGTCGTATTGCTTGAAGTTCTTCTATAATCTTAGAAGAGTTATCTAATTGACTCTCTAATATAGTATCTAAATATAATTTATTTTTCTTCTCAAGAAATTCTGCTCTTTCGCCCCACCAATTCTCTTTTTCTGCTCTATCATACACCCAATTAGCAGAAGAAAGATTATATTTGTCCATTATTTTTTTAATAGATTCACCAGCAATAAATAAAGATTTTATTTCCCCTATTTCAGCTGGAGTTACTTTAGGTTTTCTTTTACCAGTATCTTCTTCAGGTCCTTCATCAACAGGTCCTAATAATATTAAGTCATCCATTATATTTTCCTACAACTCTTATCATTCTTAAGAAACCATTCAGCACATTCTTTACAATATATTCCAGATGAAGTGGCTTTTTCACCATCTGAATAATCAGCCATTTCTAAATCCACACCCTCATTAAATTCTCTTACTAAATGCCCACAACAAAGATGAATATGATAAAATTCCTCAAGAATCCAATTAGCTAATCCAGGTATATCATGATCCCTAAGTAAATGGTCTACTTTACAATTCTTAGACCAACGTTCTAATTTATCTATTATCTTTTTGCGCTTTTCTTCACTTTCTATCATTGTAAATCCTCTAATTTAATTGGAATTCTATCAATAGTAAAAACTTCTTTATTAGCTATAACTTGTAACATTGCACACTTACTACACAATAATGGAGTAGAAGCACTATTACCTTCAACATTTATGTAACAATACAGTGTATTTGTTTGTATTATTGATCCACATTTAGAACATTTATAATTCTTATTCATACACTTCTCGCCAACTCACTGGGCTATTTCTAATTCTATGCTCAATAATTTTATGATCTGTTCTAAAAACATCACATAAATCTTCAAACCATTGAGACTCAAGAAATTCATTAGCTTCTGCCTTAGCTTTTGCATTACCATACCTCAGATCTTGTGCAGTTAATCTGAATATAGCAATTATAAGGTTTGCAAAACCTGTCTCGGTCATTTAGAATTTTCAAATTCATTTATCTTAACCTTTCCACATTCTTTACAAAGTTGGTATACTGGAATAGCTCCACACATTGATATTGTACTCTGTCTTATTAATTGTTTTCCACCCTTTGGTTTTTCATGATA